TCATGGTTGAAATCAGCTTCATTTCCATGCAATAGGGATTCTATTAGCCCTGCATGCATGTCTTGCGTAAAATGTCCTTCCATGATGTGGCACACCTCGTGGGCGATGCTCTCTCTTAATACATCAATAGGCTTGTTCTTATTAACTAATATGGTGTAACAATCTGTATCCTCACTCGTGCATAGTGTAGCGTTGATTGAGCTTGGCAAGTCGTGGTAGATGATCGTTATATTATAAATGATTATTTCCCCCTTAATCGTTTCACCAAATCAACCACATAATCTAAGTCTTCATCGCTTAAATCCTTGGCAGCATCTAGCAAAATACCCTCTTGCGTTCTTGCATATTCTGCTTTGGCGTTGACTGCTGGGTCGATGTAATATTCTGGTAAAGTACTAGCTTCTTTAGAATAATCAGAAAAGCGAGGGTCAATTTCAGATTTATTTACATTAAAGAAGTTAGCTATTTTTTCAATATTTCCAGGAATTGGCAATGATCTCCCTTTGATATAGCCAGTTATAGTACTTGGCGGAATGCCAGTTGCTTTTGATAAATCTACTTGCTTACATTTGTTAATACGTAGTAGATTATTTATATTTTCAGATATTACTTTCATCTGAGCTAATTCATGTGGGGTTAGTTCCCCTCGACCTCTTGCCATTTTATTACCTCCTTGTGTACCTTATATATCATATAATAACGTATTAATTCGTATTTGTAAATAAAAAAGACGTAAAAAATACGAAATATTTAGAAATAATCATTGACATGCGAATTAATTCGTACTATAATGTGGATTGTAAGGAAACAGAAAGGAGGAATGTGTAATGTCGAAGTTTACACTAAGAGCAATCAGAGTGAATTACAACTTAAGCGCTCATGATGTTTCTAATGCGGTTGGAATACACTATCAAACATTATTAAAATATGAAAATGACAGCACTAGAATCCCATTAGATTTACTGAAAAAATTATCTGATTTTTATAAAGTAAAAATGGATGATATTTTTTTAGGTAAAAAATACGAATTAAAACGTATAAATGTAAGTTAATAACAACCGAGGAAGCGAGGTGATGAATGTGGGCAATAGATTTGATGATATCTTATTAGGGTTTTCACTAGGATTTAGCATTGCATCATTAATTGTGGTGTTGGTGATTCAATTTGGAGGGGCTTTATGAACAAAGAAATCAAAGTAACCATCACTATTTCAGTGGATAAAACAGAATTAGATGAAGCAATTAAAGAAATGGAAAGGTTACACGAATTACAAGAAAAAGTAAATAGCAATTCCAATGTGGAGATGACAAATGGATAAAGAAAAAGAGCCCCTACGAGAGAGGCTCATTACAAAAAGTGATATGTGGAATTGCATGAGCATACTGGAAGGAATTATTTTCATATACCTTCTAGTTGCGACCCCAATGGATTGGCCAAGAGAGTTAATGCTATGGATAGTTCATATAGGATATAGCATTTACTTCTTTTACAAGATATTTCTTGCGTAAAAGACCTACTTTGTAAGATAGGCTGTGATTAAACCAATTATTACAGGATGAATATATCTATTCCATACATATAATGCCACTTTTTCAGCGGGCATATCCTTAAGTTGATGGTATTTAGACTTTAAATAACTTATCAATTTATTATCACGAGATATTTCATTAACAAGTTCAGATTCTTCCTCAGAAAGAGAATCAGAAGTAACGTCATAATCATCAGTCATATCAAAATCTAAGTTAATTTCAGATAAGTCTATAGAATCAGATATAGGATTCATAGAAATAGACTTTGAAATCTCATGTAAAAGAGATTGGTATTCAGCCATAGGTTGCATAACGTTATGGAGATGTTGTAATTGCTCAAGACCAGTAGCTATAGGATTAGGAGAAGTCATATTTGCAATCATCGCATTATTTGCAGATTGTGCGATAGACATCATGCTCAAGTATGGTTGCAGAGCAATTTGAAGAGGTTCTAGAGCAGTCATAACGTTTTGGTTTACAAAACGGTTGTTAATTGAAAAATATTTTTCCCACATGTCGCGATGTGCGAAATATTTTTCGATAGGCGATGGCTGTAAATAATCTTTTATAGTACCCATGTAATCACTCCCTTTCAAGGTGATTATAGCACAAATAGTGAGGAGGTGAAGAAGGATGTTACCAGGATTAACACCACAACAAAGACAATATTTATACGAACTACATAATAAGTCAGCAAAGGAAGCGGAGAAGAGCTTAGATTTATGGCTAGAAGGCTACGAGGATGAGTTTGGAGCGTATTACGTATACGAGCAAGAGTTTGAAAGAGCCAAGGTATATGCTGAACTAGGCGGATTCCCGCCAAATAAATTTATAAAGGAGGAATCGGGGTGCTGAAAGGGCTGACTAAAAAGCAAAACGAAGAGTTGCAGGATAGATATAAGGAAGCCGTGGACAATGCGCTTAAATATAGGCAGTTGGCAAAGATGGACTCTGATCCACATTCACATTATTACGACTGGTTTTGGGATGCATGGGGACAAGCAACTGCGTATTTTTTATTGGGAGAGTTTGAACTAGACCCAAGGCTTAAGGAGTAAATTTATGGATTGCAATTTTAAACAAGGCTTTGGCGAGCACTTGCTAAGCTTATTAGAAGAGCGAGGGCTTTCACAAGCTGACCTTGCTAAACTAACAGGCATTCGTGCATCAACCATATCTGATTGGATTAATGGGAAATATTTGCCAAAGCAAGATAAGCGATTGCTTATTGCTAGGGCTTTAGATGTTTCGCCTGATCGTTTGTATCTGGGGGATGATGACGGAGAACCAATGATATGGGAAGGAAGTGGAAAGATGGTTTTCGGACCGAGTGGCGAAGGCGCGCTTAGCCTTTATCTAAATAACAATGTGACCCCAAAAACTGGTAACTATATAAAAGACAAATACGTAGAGCTGAAAGAACTCGCTACATCTATCACTGATGGCATTGAAGACGATGGAATAGCACTTTCAAAAGGCGATGTAAATACGTTGCTGGAGTTATTGCGATTGGAAATTGAATATAGATGGAGGATGTAAATGGATTGCAATGAATTTTACAAATCTCTAACAGAAGAGCAATTAGAATACTTAAAAAAAAGGCTGGATGCGTTGGTTGAGGTGGCCCATAATTTTTTTGATGAGTGGGAAGTATATGATGAAGTACGCGACTTAATCGATTTTATTAGGTTAGTAAATGAGGCCAAGCGGATTAGTATCATCACAGGTGTTATAAGTGATTCTTTTATTGACTTATTAAAATCAGATAGAGGTCGGTTTATTAAGAACAGAGACAGATTTATTTCTTTAATGGAGGAACGCATTAATGGATAGAGGAGAATTTGCTGCAAGCATTAGCGAAGAACAAGAGGAATTTATTGCTAATAGACGAGATGCGTACTTACAATTAGCAAATACTTGCATCAATGAATACAAGGATAATCCGAGTGAAGAACTTATTCGGAGAATAGAAGCTAGCCTAGAATGTGCTAAGGAACTCCATATCTTGTTAAATAGATATGCACCATTGGAGTATCTTAAAGCGAAGCAAGAGCTTCAAGAGATTAAAGATGAACATCAAAAAAACATGGCACTAGTGAACCGTAACAAGAAGTTAGAGAAAACTCTAATGAGGAAACTGGTAGGTAAAGCAGTGGATTTCTTAGAAATGACTTATATGTTTTTAGCGCTTGGATTTGGTGCGGGAATAGGATTATTTATATTAAGTCACATATACAAAATATTGGAGGGTTAATGCCAAGAAGAAATAAGAATGCAAGGGTACGCAAGCAAAAACCGTACCACATTATGGCCAAGCATAAGCAGAAATTAGAAGTTGAAAAGAAAGTCGAGCAACAGCTTGCTTACATCCAACAGCAAGAAAATCGCAAGCGTAAGCAACTTCAAGAAGATGAAGAGAGCAAGCATAATAAATGCTTAGAAGATATAGGCGCAACAATCACGCTATTGCTTGTGGTCGGATTAATAGTAATGAGTTTATTTATTTTGTGGTTAGGGAGGTAATTATGGCTAAGGAATTGGCAAAATTAATCGGAGGTTTACTTACAACATTTTTAGTGTGGTTGGCAGTGGTGGTATTCATTGTTTACGTATTAGCGCAAGTTATTAAGTCGGTATTCTTTTAAGGAGGCAATATGAAGGTAACACCAGCACATATCGCCGAAATCATGAACGTATCACCTCAATTCGTTCGGTGCGGTTTACGTGCCAACAAATGGGATTGGGGTGATGCGGTTCAGATGAACGGCAGATCATACACGTATTATATTTATTTCCATAAGTTCAAAGAATGGTGGGGACAAAGTGATGCAAAAACAAAAAAAATCGAGCAAATGCTCGAAACGGAAGACTTTTAAAATCTATTGGGATAGGGTTGCCATGGTCGCTATGGTGCCTATCATGGCAGTATCTTTATATAATGTTATATTCCCTAGCAACGTGGTTGAATTTGAAGAGCGTGAGGTAATCGTTCAAAATGGCGACACCTTATGGACTATCGCAAAAGATGCGGTAGGTGAGTCAGAGGATGTACGCCAAACGATCAGGGAGATTATGACTACCAACAAATTACAAGATGGAACCATTCACCCTGGTATGACGCTCAAGGTTAGAGCGATCAAGGAGTGATGTTGTGGATTTAAAAGGATATTGTAAAAGCAGAGGAATCAAGCAAAGTAGAATTACTAGACTGGTGGGAATCCCAAAAGATAGGCTTTGTCGGCTGGTTAATGGAAAGCCCGTAAACTTAACAATTCTAGAATTGATGAAGTTTTGTAAATTCTTAGGATTAAAGCCGTCACAGGTAACAAGCGGTTACATCGTATTTATGGATAGCCAAAAGTTCTACTTAAAAGAAAAAGCCCCTCAAGGATGCGCTAACATCGAGGGACTTAAACAAATAACTACACATAGTATACCACAGTTAGGAGACCGTATGGAAGATAATAGTAAAAAATTACATCTAATAATTGATATGTTACAGGGCGTTCCTAAACATCAATGGGATGCATTAGTAATAGAGGTGAATAGAGAGTATGAAAGAAACGCCAGCAAGGTGATGCTTACTGACGTTTCAGGGTTAAAAAAACTACTCGCTAACAATTTGTAACACAGTAGGATGGATTCTGTAATTACGATTATCATATTGGACGTTTATATAATCGAATTTGAATGCATCTTGTAGACATTCCTCAAGCCATACACTTGGAGGAATATGACTATCAAGAGTGGCGTTTGAATCATTTAATTGAATCCATTCTCCGAGTAGGTTTGCATATATCTTTTTCAAATCATTCACCTCCTTTCACAATGATTATAGCATGTGGAGGTATTTGAAAAGTGACTGTACGTTGGATATAGAAAGGAAAAACGATGAATTGTGGTAAAACATATCGAATGAGGGGGTACGCCATGGTACCCATTGACATCACCATCCCCCTCAATGAGGGGCAAGACCCAGATGATGTGGCAGATAATTTTGATGATAGCGATTATGCTGATTTCATTTTGCATAGCAATATCCCATATATCATCAAGGCTGAAATAGATGAAATTGAGGAGGTTCACTAAAACATGTATAAGAAAATCTTTAACGGCAAGAATGCCACTCATGATGAGTGGTTAGAGGCTCGTAAACAAGGCATTGGTGGCAGTGATATGGCGGCGATTCTAGGCTTTAACAAATACCGTGATGCGGTGAGTGTATGGCTTGATAAGCGAGGAGAATTGCCACCAGTCGAAGAAAACGAACCAATGTATTGGGGAAACGTACTTGAGGAAGTGGTCGCCCAGGAGTTCGCCAAACGTACAGGGTGGAAAGTTAGAAATAATAATTACACCTTGCAATCAACAGAATATCCTTACTTACTAGCCAACATTGATCGCGAGATTGTTGGCGTTGATGCAGGGCTAGAATGTAAGACCGCTAATGCCTTTAAAAAGGATGAGTGGGAAGGGGATGAAGTCCCTACATCTTATTACATCCAATGTCAGCATTACATGGCTGTCACAGGTAAATCATCTTGGTGGATTGCTTGCCTACTTGGTGGCAACACCTTCATATACAAGGAAATACCAAGAAATGAGGAAGTAATAGAGGCCATCATTCGAGAAGGTAAAGTTTTTTGGGCCATGGTGGAAAACGGAACAGCACCAGCTGTTACGGGTAGTGAATCAAGTGCCGAAGCACTCAAGATGATGTACGGCAAATCAAACGAAAACACCATTGAACTTGACGATGTGGCAGTGAATTACATCAACCAATACAACAACGCAAAGGCAAAGATTAAGGAAGCCACAGAGGCTAAGGATGAAGCGGAAAATATCCTAAAATCCTTGCTAGGAGAAAACGAGGTAGGAATTGTGGGTGAGTTCAAGGTGACTTGGAAGATGCGTAAAGGCGCTAAGAGATTTAACACTAAGCAATTCCAAGCAGATCATCCAGCATTACATAAACAATATTTAGTAAAAGGCGAGGATACTCGCTCAACATTTAGCGTTAAATAAGGAGGAATCACAACATGGCAAGTGTAACACAAGGTTTGGCAATCAAGAAAGGCGCTGTACAAACGGCAGAATCACAAAAGGCGATAACAATACAAGGCCTAGTGGCTCAAGACGATATAAAGGCACGATTTGAAGAATTACTGGGGAAGAAAGCCCCAGGGTTTATCTCAAGTTTATTAGCAGTTGTTAACAACAACAAATTGCTAGCAAAAGCGAACCCTAAGACAATCGTTGCAGCTGGTGCGATGGCGGCATCATTAGACCTACCAATCAATCAAAATCTTGGCTTTGCCTATATCATCCCTTACGGCAATGAAGCTCAATTCCAAATGGGATACAAAGGTTACATTCAATTAGCGATGCGTACTGGTCAATATCAGACCATCAACGCAGCCGAAGTATATGAAGGAGAAATCATCAAACAAAACCGCTTTACAGGTGAGTATGAGTTTGGTGAGAAAACATCTGATAAAATCGTGGGCTATATTGCTTACTTCAAATTGGTCAACGGATTTGAAAAGTACTTGTACATGAGCATTGAGGAAATGCAAGCTCATGCCAAGAAGTTCAGCAAGAATTATAAAGGTGGCACCGATAAATGGGGTATTACAGACTTTCATAGCATGGCCATTAAAACAGTACTCAAACGATTAATCAGTAAATACGGCATCCTATCCATTGAGATGCAAGGACAACCAATGGTAGATGCTATCACAAATGACGGTGGCAAGATGATAATGAAAGACGATGGAACACTGGAAGCGGAGTTCGATGGAGACTCCATTGAAGCTGATGCGGTGGTAGTTTATGATGAAGAACCAACGATAATTACCACCGAAGATGGTGGCACTGTAAATACCGAGACGGGGGAACTGTTTAACAAGTAACAAGGAGGTAAGATGGCGAGACCTAACAAACAAGGCCTTGACTACTTTCCTTTAAATACTGATTTACTTTCAAATTTGAAGATTAGGCGGTTAATTAATGCTCAAGGTGTTGATGCTATCGCTGTGATAATTGAGCTGCTTTGTAGGATTTATGGAGATCGTGGATACTACATCGGGCAGAGTGATGACCTTGCATTTCTAATTTCAGATGCTTTACGTGGTGGGGTTGGAGAAAGCAAAGTTAGAGAGATTATCAAGGCGGCGATAGCATTCGATATCTTTGATGCTAATATGGTGAAAGATTATGGAGTGCTGACCTCTAAATCTATCCAAGAAACTTTTTTTGAAGCAATAAAAAAAAGAAAAGGTGTTCAGTGCGATGGGAGATTTCTGCTTGTTCCAGTTAATTCATGCATTAACTTAGTTAATGTCGACATTAACTCAATAAATGTATCCCATAATGAACAAAGTAAAGTAAAGGAAAGTAAAGTAAATAAAATAAAAGAAAAGAAAACAAAAGAAGTAGATCGTGTTGTTTCGTATTTCATGAATCACTTTGGTGAATTCACTGGATTTACGGCTGACTTGTTAAGCACAATGGTTGATGATTTTGGAGAGTCTAGCGTACTGGATGCGATGGAACTTGCTGTAAATAAGGGTAAACCTAAATTGAACTATGTGCAGGGCATTTTAAGGAATAAGGAGGCGGATAGCAAACATGGAGGATACAACAATGGATCCCGTCGGGAAGTTGATTGGGATAACGAAACCGATGAATGGTGATGACATTCAGAAATGGCTCGCTGACATTCTTGGTAATCCACGTAAAGATAACGTGGAATGCTATGTAAAGGTTGAGTATGACGATCCTGTATATATCGATTCTAAACCAATGCTAGAGCGATATGGCGTACAAAAGAGATATCAGCATTGTAGTTTTGCTTGGATTAAAGAGCATGGCGTATTTCATGATTGTGATAAAGAAAGTTATCGCAGAGCTTATCAATATGGACAGAATATTACTAATGCTATTCGTGAAGGCAAAGGGCTTATGTTGAGAGGGTCAGTAGGAACTGGAAAGACTACACTAGCCATTGCGATTATGCGCAAGGCCGTAGAACAAGGCATACATTGCCTATTTGTGAACAATATTAGCCTTAATGATAGACTATTGAATTTACTTAATAGTGACCGTAAGGAGCTTGCGAATTATGACAAGTTGCTTAGAACTGTACCACTACTAGTCATTGATGACTTTGGGGCGGAATCTGACAGAAACAGCAAATCTTGGTTAGTGGAGAAAATGGAAAGTATCATTGGTGAACGATATGACCGAATGTTACCTATCATTATTACAACAAACCTTACTAAGGATGAGATTAAAGATAGATACAATGAACGAATCTATGATAGGTTGCGTGATACATGCGATTTAGTGATATTTAGAGGTCAAAGCTTACGAGGAAATAAGGGGGATAAATAATGAGTGACAATGTAAAGAATCCATCACATTATAATCGTGGGAAAATTGAAGTATGGGAGTTCATAGAAGACCAAAACCTTGATTACCATACAGGGAATGCTGTCAAGTATATTGCACGTGCAGGGTTTAAAGATCCATCGAAAGAGGTCGAAGATTTGCAAAAGGCAATCGCATTCTTGGAACGGAAGATTAAAGTGTTGAAAGGTACAACCAATGTGAACACAAAAATTACAAATTTTCCAGACTTTACAGAAACGTTAACATCAAAGCAACGTGAATTTTTAGAAAATAAATTCAATGTATGTGTGAATATGTTAAGTGCAGCTATTGATAATTGTATAAGAGAAGAAACAATGCATGCGGAAAAAGAGTGCATTAAATGGTTCCATTCAATGTTGACATATTCAAGTTTGATAAAGTGCGAACCAGTCCAACAAAAGGTAACGGATTTATTCAAAGAATTGCAAGACATTGGTATTTTTTAGAAGTGATAGAAATGGAGCAGAAAAATGGCGAAAAAACAAACATGCGTAGATTGTGGCAAACAATTCTTGCCGAAGTACAACCACATTGAACGGTGCGAGGAATGCGAAGAGATCTACCGCAAGCAGAAGTTAACCATTGGCCAAGTATTGATTTTACGAGAAATGGAGCAGAAAATCGAGGAACAGCGAGTACGAGATGGCTATTACCCTTTTACACATACATGCGTAGTGTGTGGCAAAAAATTTGGTAATAATCGAGCTAACTCAACAGTGTGTAGTGACAAATGTAGGAGAAAGAACAGATATGCAAAGGCGGTCGCACGGAAACAGACACAGAGCATGCAGGCTCATGTATAAGACATTCGATAGCAAGTACTGGAGGCGAATCAGTGAACACAGAACGTAAAATCAAGACAGAATTGTATTGCGATAACTTTCAAAACTATAAACGGTATGGGATTCCAAAAGCACAATTAGTGATTGCAGACATTCCCTACAATTTAGGCAAGAATGCGTATGCTAGTAATCCAATGTGGTACAACGGCGGAGATAATAAAAATGGCGAAAGCAAATTAGCTGGTAAGGCATTCTTCAATACCGACCACAATTTCAATATTGCCGAGTACTTCCATTTCTGCAATCGGTTATTGAAGAAAGAGCCAAAAGAAAAGAAGAAAGCACCATGCATGATTGTATTTTGTAGCTTCCAACAGATGCCGATGATTATTGAATATGCCAAAAAACATGGATTTAAAAACTACATTCCGTTATTCTTCATCAAGAATTATTCATCACAGGTACTCAAGGCAAACATGAGACCAGTAGGAGCAACAGAATATGCGTTGATACTCTACCGTGACAAATTACCGAAGTATAACAATAACGGGAAAATGCAATTTGACTGGATGGAGTGGCGAAGAGATAAAAAGAAAGATGTGCCAAAAGTACACCCCACTCAAAAGCCTACAAATGTAATTAAGCGATTGATTGAGTTATTTACAGACGAGGGCGATGTGGTGATAGATCCAGTCGCAGGGAGCGGCGTTACACTCCGATGTGCTAGAGAACTAGGGCGTAGTAGTTATGGCTTTGAAGTATCCAAGGAATTTTACAACAAAGCAGTCAATGAGATGTTGGCCGTTAATGAGTGGCAAGAACCGTTATTTTAAGGAGTAGAAATATGAGTAAAGAACGTCGATATTCAATGCAGGTTTATGGGATGTTCATTATCCGAAGCAAAGAATTATTAGCAGGAGAAATTGAAGATATAGAATTGGTTGTGCAAAAAGAAATAGATAAGGCATTGAGGATCATCAATTCAAAGTTTAAATGCAAAATCGTAGTAGATGAAATTAGTCATAGTATCAATGTTGGACATAAAAAGGAGGAAGAACAATGCGAAATGACATAGTTCAAGAGCATAACAGAATCATTGACGAATGTGTTACAGAATTAAATGACATGTTATACCACGTCCATGCATACATTCCTAAGGTGATTATGGAATTGGATATAGAAGAGGCGAAAGAGTGGGCTAAAGAAAATGATGAGGAAGAAATACCACCAGTAGTGTATTCCGATTTGTTGATTGAATCTATCACGGCTAATTTAGATTTAGCAAGCCAAATTATCTTTTATATTCAAAGCACAAAACATGCATGGAATCATAAGAAAACAGTACCACGGCTTATGGTCGTTAATAGCTTGTTAACCTGCTGTATCATGCAATTAGAAAAGAATGTAGATGCTAAAGAGTATGCAGTGGCATTCCTTATGCAGTTGAAGTATGTACGTGAGATGGTAAGACATCATATTAATAATTTGTGGGGGTGATGAGATGGATGAAATAGAACCGCTTAATCGTTATAACGGTGATAAAGCACTATATTTAGCAAAAACAATCCATAGAATTTATGATTATGTAGATTTTTTCAAAGAACCAAAAGCAAGATGTGTTGGCATTGTTAAGGCGTACAAATTAATGGTTAGAGGGTTTCAAATAAAGAGCAGTTAAACAAGCAGGAGGGAAAATGTGGATTAATAAATTGGAATTAAAAGAATTAAACAGAAGTGCATTATATGTATCAAATAGAGCACTTGAGGTAGCGTTAAAGGGTAGCTATTCTGATATGCAAAAGAAAGGAAAAGCATATGTAGTATATAAGATTTGTTCAGAAATTTATAATACATCTCCATTAGATACTCGTAAAATAGATTGTTACACTATAATGAAATATCATTCTTTGCGACAAATATTAAGTAGTATGTGTAATGATAAGGAGAAATACCATGTATCAGTGTTGAATGATTGCAACGATTCGGATGAAACATGGGTTGCCTTTGATAAAATGAAATACATTTTAGATAATTTTGAAACGGAACTATTTGAGGAGTGGGAGTAACTATGAAAGTAAAAATTAAGAAAACACATCCAAATGGGAAGATTCCTACATATGCAACAAATGGATCTTGTGCATTCGATTTCTATAGTGCGGAAAATATGATGATTATAAACTCAGATGTGCATACAATCAATTTAGGCGTGGCAATGGAAGTGCCTCAAGGGCATGTATTGTTGTTATTCCCGCGTTCGAGCATTGGCATGAATACAGGATTCCGAATGGCTAATAGTGTTGGAGTTATTGACAGCGATTACCGAGGCACAATTCATGCCATGTATGAAAATATTATTGATGCACCTCAATACATCAAACAAGGAGACAGAATAGCACAAGGAATTATCGTACCGATTCCAAAAGTGGAATTTGAAGAAGTAGAAGAGTTATCAACCACTGAACGTGGCGAGGGTGGATTTGGTAGCACTGGAGTATAGACGTGACAGAATATGAAGTAGAAGAACTGAAAGCAGAAGTTTTAGACTTAATTATGACGATGGCATATTGGCCATGCAATAACGATGAAAAGTTTTGGGATATACAATGTAATACGTGGCCACTGCTTAAACAGTTGAAGCCTGTGCTCAATGAGGATGAGTATGAAAAGTTATATAAAATGTACGAGCAGGCGATTATGTGGGGGTGAATAGGTGAAACGAAGATATTTAAATAGTAGGAACAAGCAAAACGTATTATTGCTAGCGTGTATGAACCAAGAATCAAAGAATATGATTGAATCGTTTAATCTCCAGGGCGAATGGAAACGTAAGGCGAATACGATAGCGACGTTTGCTGAAAGTTTGATGAAACATGTCATTGAAGATTTGGATATGGAGCAACGTCGTCAGGTGATGCGGTTAGTTGCGCATTATGGTGTAAAGACAGTGCAGACATCCGCCTATACAAAGAAAGAGGAAGAGGAAAGCGACGAATATCTAGCGGTGCTAGTGGATCATGCGTTAGGTGGTACTTGCAAAAACTGCAATAGGAAAGATTTTACGAATTGCGAATTACGGACAGCCTTCATTCACGCATGTGTACCAGTATATGATGAATGCGCCGATGGTTGCCCCTACAAGGTGGAATGATGGTAAATACAATTAAAATTTATTGCGACTTTGTTTACCTAAACGAGTACATTAATACAGAGCGAAGGAACAAATACGCAGCTGCTAAGATTAAGGACGAGCTTACTAATGAGGTAGCGTGGCAATGTAAAGACAGACTGATTGTTAAGCCAAAAGGTAAAGTAGATATGATTTTCAAGTGGCATGTGAAGGGCCGTCACGATAGCGATAATATAGCATTTGCTAAGAAATTCGTATTAGATGGCATGGTGCAAGCTGGTTTGTTGGAAAATGATAGCCCTAAGTTCGTACGACATTTGGCAGATTACATTTACAGAGATGTGGAAAAATTACATACTGATTATGTGGAAGTGATATGGGAGGAAACAAATGAATAACGTACAGTTGTTAGGAAATTTGGTTAGAGATGTGGAGTTGCGATATACGCAAAGTGGTTCATCGGTAACTACATTTACGGTAGCAGCGACTACTACCTATAAAGGACAAACTGGTGAAGCGAAAGAACTTACGGCGTTTGTGAATTGCGTGGCATGGGGAAAGAATGGCGAGTATATGAGCCAATTCATGAAAGGGCAAAAGGTATTCGTTCAAGGGCGCTTACAAACACGTTCCTATGAAGCGCAAGACGGTTCAAAACGTTATGTAACAGAAGTCGTGGTAGACTTCTGCACAGGTCAAGAACAGACACCAGGGGCGCAAACATCAACGAGCAACTTTGACAGCATGACGACATCACATGAGGAAATTCCGTTCTAATGTGGCGTATAAGCTCGATTTTGTGGATGATAGGAAATCTATCCAAAGTTCACAAAGTCGAGCAATATGACACTAAAATTTGAGTTTTACAGCGTGGTTGAACCGTGAAAGGTGGGATAGGTTGGAGATAGAGAATATACTCGAAGAAATGAGGAGTCTAGCGAGGCAAATTGATTGTCTACGTGATGAAATACGAAAACTCAGAGCGGAGTGCGACGGCTTAAAGGCGACTGATTATAGCGCTCCCAAGGTGCAAGGCGGTACACCAACGGGCATTGATGACAGAGTTATCAAGCTAGAGGATAGGATTGAGCGACTCAAGGAATTGATTGAAAGACGATATACTTACGTTGATACAATCAACGAGGTATTGGACAATATGCCAACAATGGAGTATGCAACGATCATACGAAATCACTATTTGTATAATGAATCGTGGAGAGATATTGAACAAGTACTAAATATTAGCCGTGAAAAACTCCGAACGAAGCTGCATAAGGCGGCCTTAAAAGAATTTAAAAAAAGTTATGCCAAAATTGCCAACAATGTCAAGGCAATGTGATATTATAGTACTGTAAGAATGTTGGTTACGAGTTTTCAACGTTTTACACTCCTTACAAATTTTATAAAACCTAACACACAAGAAATGACGTCAAAAGCTGCGACGTCATTTTTTGTTGCAAAAAAAATGAAAGGTGGTGAATATATGACAGATGTACATTGCGATAGAAAGCAGTGCCTAAATAATTGTAAAGGATGGTGCAAAGCAAAAGCGATTCATATTGATGGTGCATGTCGGTCATATGCTTCACCCTCTTCAGTTATGAATGGGAGGCATCAAAGGACGGTGCGTACAAATGGACGAAAAACAGCTGCAGGTAAGCACGTATTAAAGTAGTTAGGAGGTGAGATAGTGGCTGGGTTACATAACAAAAAGCACGAAAAATTTTGTACTGAATATGTGAAAGATATGAATGCGACACAAGCCGCTATTAGAGCCGGCTACTCTGAAAAAACAGCAAGGTCACAAGGTAGCACCTTATTAACAAATCCAAACATTAAACAAAGAGTTGCAGAATTACGAGATGCCTACTTAGATGAAAATATTATGACGGCAAAGCAGGTTGAGTATGAATTGACTAAAATTGCATTGGGGCTATCGAATGAAAAGCAGGTTGTCATCGAAGGTCTAGGCGAGGGAATCTCAGAAGCCCGTATTATCGATAAGCCGCCTGATGAGAAATCAAGGCTTAAAGCACTAGAGTTAATGGCTAAACGTCATAGGATTTTGAGTGGAGATACGACCATAGATGTACAGCCAGTAATCATTATGGGCGGTGATAAGATTGCGGACTAATACCGTATATCTACCTGATATCGTAGGAAAGGGCTATGGCGACTTTTGGCGATTTAAGGGGCGGTATAAAGTGGTAAAAGGTAGCCGTGCTAGCAAGAAGTCCTCTACACAATCGTTGAAGGTCATCACAGAGATCGTGGAGAATCCACATATCAACTGGCTCGTAGTGCGTAAGGTAGAGCGAACACTTCGTGATAGTTGTTTTGCCCAGTTAAAATGGGCGATACGACGCTTGCAGTTGGATAGATATTTCAAATGCTCTACCTCTCCATTAGAAATCACTTATATACCGACTGGGCAGAAAATATTATTTCGTGGGTTGGATGATCCGCTAAAAGTAACATCTATTACGGTTGATGTGGGATCCTTATGTAGATTGTGGATTGAAGAAGCTTTTGAGATAACATCAGAGGAAGCATTCGATAGATTGGATGAATCCATACGTGGACGATTGCCCGAAGGAATGTATCATCAAGTAGTGCTCACCTTTAACCCCTGGTCGGATAAACATTGGTTGAAAAAGCGATTCTTTGACGCAGATAGTCCTAATATATTAGCCATTACAACGAATTATCTGTGTAACGAGTTCTTGAGTGACTCTGACCTAATACTGTTTGAGGAGATGAAAAAGAACCCTCGTCGATATAGAACAGCAGGTCTCGGTGGAAAACCCCGATTGCCGAGACGTTAATAAACCCATCTAAACGGGGGAACTACAGTGATGTACAATCCCGTACCAATTAAATATTTATTACTTCAAAAATAGGAGGTAAGCAATGATTGAGCTATGGAAAACTATTAAAGGATATGAAGGTCTTTATGAGGTTTCTAACACAGGAAAGGTTCGCAGCGTAGATAGAATTGTGAATGATAAAAACGGGCGACCGATGAAGCTGAAAGGTAAGGAGTTATTCTTTACAATAAGTAAAATTGATAACCGAGGGCATAAACCTAGGGCAAGGGTACAGTTATGGAGAAATAACAAATCTAGATTGCTACAGGTTCATCGGTTAGTTGCTAGTGCTTTTTTAGAAAATCCTGAAAATAAAGAAACGGTAAACCATATAGATGGAAATGCGCTAAACAATAATGTGCAAAATCTTGAATGGAGTACTTATTCTGAAAATCAAAAGCATGCATATGCTACTGGTTTGATGACTATTAAACGAAATTACAAGCCATCTAATGCTAGAAGAGTTGTAGCGATAAACGAAATTACTGGAGAAGAAATTGTGTGCGATAGTTGTACGCAACTAAGCCGTGAAATCGGATGCAGTAGAAGTACAGTAGACAAATGCGCTAAAAATAATGAGTTATTAAAAATGTCTACGTGCAAAGGGTATATCGTGAGATATTTATAGTGTCTAACGACTATCGAAAAGCGCTTGTTAAAGTGAACTGAGTAGAGTAGAGCAAAACGCTCGAAACGGTGGGCATAG